CCCTTTTTTTAACTCTAACTCACAAAAAAAAGCAAGCAACAATCATGCCAAAAGATAAACGAATACGATCAGACAGCTATAACACCGAAATCGAAATGGCGACCGCGCAGCCACCAAGCCCCCCTGAGCATATCCAGGTGCCAGGCGATGCAATGCCGCACTGGTGGGCGATAGTGCGCGCGCGCGAATACCGGGCATGGACGGATACTGACCTTGAGCATGCGGCTAATCTGGCGTGCTGTTTGTACGATTGTGAGAGGCTGCGCCGGGAACTCAGAGTGGAAGGCGATGTGATTGTGAATGCAAAAGGTACGCAAATTATGAACCCGAAGCATGCATTGCTTGAGCAGTTAACCCGCCGGTCGGTTGCGCTGTCCCGGCTTGTCCATGTCCACGCGGAGGCTACCAGTGGCAAGAGCCGTGACGATTCCAAGCGCAGCCAGAAGCAGCGAGATATTGAAGAGAAGGTGTCGGGCCACGATGATTTGATTGCAAAGCCACGGATGGTTAAATGAGCCAATCAGACAAGGTTATAGCATTTATCGAGCGATACTGCATGACCCCGGATGGCATCCATGTAGGCAAGCCGATACAGTTGGCCGATTTCCAGCGTAAATTTATCGCCGACATATACGACAACCCTGCCGGTACTCGGCGGGCATATCTATCCATTGCCCGCAAAAATGGCAAGAGTGCCCTAATTGCCTGCCTACTGCTCACACATCTTGTCGGGCCGGTAGCTATTGAAAATACGCAGATTGTGTCGGGTGCGCGGAGTCGGGACCAGGCTGCACTGGTGTTCGACCTTGCCCGTAAAATGGTGCAGATGGATGATACATTGCGGGATCTCGTGCGTATTGTGCCAAGCGGCAAGCGTCTTATTGGGATAAGCATGAACACTGAATACAAGGCGTTATCTGCTGAGGCGAAGACCGCGTATGGATTATCTCCGGTGCTTGCCATCTTGGATGAAGTCGGCCAGGTGGTCGGCCCCCGCGATGAGTTTATAGATGCGATTGTCACCAGTCAAGGAGCGCATGCCCATCCGTTGCTCATTGCTATCAGTACGCAAGCCCCGACAGACGCAGATCTATTTAGCGCATGGCTGGATGACGCACAAAAAAGCGACGATAAACGAATTGTTAGCCGGGTATATGAGGCTGAAAAAGATGCCGATGTGATGGACGAGGCAGCGTGGCAAGCATCAAATCCGGCGCTTGATTTGTTTAGATCGCGGGATGACCTGGAGGAACAGGCTGATCGTGCCAGTCGGATGCCAGCAGAAGAAAACAGGTTCCGCAACCTTTGCCTGAATCAGCGAATATCAGTGCTGTCGCCATTTATCGCCCGATCAGTCTGGGAGTCATGCGGTGCAGAGCCTGCACCGATGGAAGGGGTGTCCATATATGGCGGGCTTGACTTGTCGGCCCGGACAGACCTGACTGCGTTTGTAGCGATATGGCAAGATGGTGATGCGATATGGCAGGTGATGCCGTTTTTTTGGACGCCCAAAAAGGGGCTGCGGGACAGGTCAAAGCGCGACAGGGTTCCTTATGATGTGTGGGTTGAGCAGGGGTATATCCGTACAACTCCGGGCGCTACGGTTGACTACGAGTTTGTAGCGCATGATCTGGCAGACATATTAAGCGATGTGGATGTATCAGGCATTGCGTTTGACCGTTGGCGTATTGATGTCATGCAAAAGGAGCTTGACCGGATAGGGCTGGAGTTGCCGCTCGTGCCATATGGTCAGGGCTATAAAGATCAAAGCCCAGCACTGGATGTGGTCGAGTCTGAACTACTCAATGGCCGGGTAGCCCATGGCATGCATCCGGTGCTTACAATGTGCGCTGCCAATGCTGTCGTTACGAGAGACCCGGCGAATAACCGAAAGCTCGACAAGGCAAAAGCAACCGGCAGGATTGATGGCATGGCGGGGCTTGCCAATGCGTTCGGTATTGCTGTAAAGCAAGAAGAAGAAGGCGAATCTATATATCAAGAGCGAGGGTTGATTACATTATGAGATGCCCAAACTGCGGGGCCGATAAAGTGCGCGTATCAAACTCATGGTTGCACAATGATAACCCGTTAGAGCAGATGGTTAGACGGCGCAGGGTGTGCATGGCGTGCGGCCTTGCATGGATAAGCGATGAGACTGTAACACGTTGGACGAATACACCTGATGAATTTTGTTTAAAAATAAACGCTTAATATACATATAGCATCCCACCTAATTGACATACTATATCTTGTAGCGTATCGTATGGTTACAGTATTGTAACCTATACGAGGCGTCCCATGCACAAGTCTGCACATTTCCTGGTTGACATCATAGAACTTATCGGCCTTTGCCTTATCGTTGCCGGTGCTGCATTGATATACATTCCCGCCGGGCTTATCGTTGCGGGATTGTTTTTTGTCACGGGCGCAAACCTCGTTTCAAACCGCAAGCACGGTGGTAAATAATGGCGATATTCTCGACACTATTCGGCGGTGGCGGCACGGTGACCGGATCAACAGCCGGATGGTTCGGCCTGCCGTTTGGCTACCAGACCAGCGCCGGTACTCAAGTCAGTGAGTATAACGCCGTCAAGCTGGCCCCTGTTTATGCGTGTGTCGGCTTAATATCCGATGCTATCGCACAGCTACCGATCAACGTATACAGGCGCAATCCGAATGGCTCCCGCGAGCATATCAAAGACCACCGTGTAGAGTACCTGCTTAACAAAAAGCCGAATGACCGGATGACCGCATTTAGTTTCCGCAAGACCAAAATGCACCATGTCCTTTTGTGGGGCAATGGCTACGCGGAGATCCAGCGCAGGGGCAATGGCGTGCCAGAAGCGCTATGGCCTGCCCTGCCGGATCGTACATGGCCGAACCTTACGCCTGATGGAGACCTTGAGTACCAGACTACTATTGACATGGTAAACAAGCGCATAGAATCGCCGGATGTTTTGCATATACCCGCGCTTGGCTATGACGGCGTGGTTGGCTACAGCCCGGTGTCGGTTGCCCGGCAGTCGATGGGCCTTGCAATGGCGATGGAAGAATTTGGATCTAAGTTTTTCAGGAATGACGCAAAGTCGGGCGGATTCTTAAAGCACCCCGGCAAGCTCGGCGCCGAAGCGGTGGCGCGCATCCGCGAGTCATGGGATGCGCAAGGCGGGCTTGAACATAGCCACCGGCCAAAGGTACTCGAAGAAGGCATGGATTTTGTCCAGACAACGATACCGCCGGAGGATGCTCAATTTTTAGCAAGCCGTGATTTCCAGGTTGCAGAGATCGCTCGTATATACCGCGTGCCACTTCATATGATCCAGTCGGTATCTGGCTCAACCTCATGGGGTAGCGGTATAGCGGAGATGTCGTTGGGGTTTGTCCGGTTTACGTTAGACCCATGGATGATCCCGATAGAGCAGGAAGCAAACAACAAGCTGTTTACCCGCCAGGAGCAGGATCAGGGATTCTATATCCGGCACGATACATCTGATTTGCTCCGGGGTGATATTGATAAAAGAAGCGACTATTACACCAAAGCACTTGACCCGCAAACTGGCTGGCTGACCCGCGAAGAAGTTCGAGCGGCAGAGGATAGAAACCCGCTGACGGAAGAACAAGCGGCAAATTTTGGCGGTGAGCGCGGGCTTGAGTAAGCAATAACAAAGGTGAATGTATGAGAAACCTCTTGCAATACATTGGATCACAAGCATGGGCCATGCCGCCCGAGTATGTCGGCGTTTTGCTGTCTATGATTAAAAACGGCGGGCATGGCGAAGAAGCCGCACTGTCTCGAAAAGATGAAAACAAGACCGCGAAAAGTCCGGGCAATATTGCAGTTGTTCCGGTGAGCGGCTTTATAAATGCTCGGATGTCAATGCTTGAAAGGATTATGCCGGGGATAATGACCAGCGCCGAAGGTCTCGAAGCAATGATCCGGGCCGCATACGATGATGATGATAACAAGGCAATCGTGCTGGATATCAATTCTCCGGGTGGCATGGCTGCGGGTGTACCTGAGTTGGCTACTGCAATACGGTCTATGCGCGGAGGTGACAAGCCGATTATTGCGCAAGTACAGGGCATGGCCGCATCTGCTGCCTACTGGATTGCCAGCGCAACAGATGAGATTGTCGCAACACCATCAAGCGTGGTCGGCAGTATCGGTGTTATCGCTATCCACGAGGACATATCCCGGATGGAAGAAGATATGGGGATAACAAATACGGTGATTTCGGCGGGCAAATACAAATCAGAAGGCAATCCGTTCGAGCCGTTGACCGAAGAAGGTAGGGCGGCGATACAAGCCCGTGTCGATGATTATTACAAGATGTTTGTGGCAGCGGTCGCAGAGGGCCGCGATACTGACAAGGCGACTGTCCGAAGCGGGTATGGCGAAGGCCGGACGGTGATTGCTGAAAAAGCAAAATCCGAAGGCATGATAGACAGAATAGGGTCCATGCGCGACACGCTGCAAAGGCTTGGCGCGAGTTACGATAGTGAAGGTGATCGTTCGCGGGCCTCCGCCCGCAGGTCTGTGAGGCTGGAAGCGATGAAGCTACAGCTCGAACGCAACAAACAATAACAGAGGTGAAAAGATGACACTACAGGCGATGCGAGAGAAGCGGGCCAAGATTGTGGCGAACATGGAAGAGGTTATCCAGATCGCTGAATCGGATGAGCGCGTGGAACTCAACGAAGAAGAAGCAAAGATGTATGCCGAGTATGAGCAGGATCTTGAGCAAATCAAGACTGCTATTGCGCGGCGCGAGAAACTGGAAAATGACAAAGCCGCACTGGACAACCCGGAACCGTCCAAGGTTAAAAGCCAGGCCGCTGACTATCAGGGCAAGGGTGACCGGCATGTACCCGGCGATCACCCCAAGACCGAGTTTGACAGTTTGGGCGAGTTTATGGGCGCTGTTGTCGGCCATTTCCGTGGAAAGCGTGATGATGCCCGACTGTCTTGGACTGACAATGCAACCCCGAACGCTGCTACTCAGAATATGAGTGACGGCGCATCCGGCGGTTTCTTGGTGCCGACAAAGTTTCGGGACACCCTGCTTTATGTCAATCCGCAGGAGGCTATCATCGAAAGCCGGTCTAATCAGATCGAAGCCGGTGAGCCGCCCGATGCTGAAATTACCATGCCAGCGCTTGACCAGACCGGCAGCGATCCAGACAATGTTTATGGCGGCGTGTCTGTTAACTGGATCGGCGAGGGCGACACGAAGCCTGAAACCGATGCCAAGTTCCGTGAAATCAGCCTGACCCCGCAGGAACTGGCCGCGCATATCCCGGTGACTGATAAGCTGCTCAGGAATGCACCGGCGTTTAGCCAGCAGATCGAAACGCTGATGCGTCAGGCGCTGATTGGTGCAAAAGAACGTGCCTACCTGTCCGGCAACGGTGTTGCAAAACCGATGGGAATTATAAACGCGAATTGTACCTATACGGTCAACCGGGCGGACGCCAATCAGGTCGCCTATGAAGACGTTGCTGAAATGGCTGCACGTTTGCTCCGCCAGGGCGGGCAACCCTACTGGCTGGCATCGCAGGGCGTTTACTCCGAGTTGGTACAGCTTGCGGATTCTGCCGGTAACATCATTTGGCAGCCCAATGCCGTTGAAGGCTCCCCCGGTTCCCTGCTCGGAATGCCCCTGTTCTGGCATGACCGAAGCCCTGCACTCGGTTCTGTAGGTGATCTGGCTCTTGTCAACACCAATCCCTATTACCTCGTAAAAGCCGGTAGCGGGCCTTTTGTGAGCATGGGATACATTGACAAGGACTTCATCAACAACACGACCCGTGTTAAGTGTTTCTTGAACGTGGATGCGAAGCCCTGGCTGACTGAGCATTACACGCTTGAGGGCGGCTACACGGCAAGTCCGTTTGTGATCCTTGGCGATACGGAATAATTAAACGGGCGGGCAAGTCCCGCCCAAACTATATGAGGTGATACATGAAAACTAATCAGACGATCAAAGAGCGATTTACTCTTGATATGTCCGTTGCGGTACAGGATGTTTCTACTGCTGACGTAACCGGCAGCTATGTTGATATGGCGAATTTTAACCGAGTGGCGGCGGTTGTCGTGACCGATGAACTGGCCGCAGATGATGCTGTAAGCATCCAGCTTTTGCAGGCCAAAGATTCGAGCGGTACTGATGCAAAAGACCTCGGCGATGCCGTCAGTGTTACAGGCACGGCAGACACCGCAGAGCAGCTTTTTGCCGAAGCAAAAGCGACTGATCTTGACGCCGACTTTTCCCACGTTGCGGTAAAAATCAGCGCTACGCCGGATGGTACAACCACTGTCAACGCAGCAGGGTCTATCATCCGCGCCGATGGATCGTACAGGCCGTAACTCCCCCTGCCCCGCGCCCTGAAACGGCGGGTATGGTAAGCCCTGCCCGCCACCAGGAGCAATGAACGAGGTGCGATATGCTCAACGAAACAGACACAATGTATCCAGTGCGGGGCAACCTATTACGCACATCGAGCCGTGACCCGATCATAACTACTGCCGAAGCCAAGGATTGGTTGAGGGTGGATTATGACCTTGAAGACAGTATTATATATAGGGCCGTGCTTGCCGTGCAGGACTTGCTTGAGCCGCCAAATGGCTGGCTGGGCAGGGCGCTATCTGAAGCGGATTACACGCTGTACCTGCCGAGGTTTGCTGACAAGATTATCATACCCGCACCCCCACTTATAAACATTGAATCCGTAGAATATTTGCGCACTGATGGCACGACAGTGACTGTTGATGCGGCAGACTACCGGGTAGTTTTACGCGAACCGGCTTACCTGCTCCCGGCGCATGGCAAGTCTTGGCCGTCTGGTGTTGACATCGATAAACCCGATGCCGTGCAGATCAAATTCAAAGCCGGATACCCTAATGCAAATAACGTGCCAGATGGCATAAAGCAATTTATCCTCTATCAAGTGTCGCAAATACATGACCTTAGAAATCCGTCGGTGGTTGGAACCACTGTTGCAGAGGTGCCGCACATCAGGCATAGCCTGGAAAGCTGGAGGATCAGGGTATGAGTCGAAGCCTGTCAATGAGATACCGCATAGGCGAACTTGACGAGCGCATCGAGTTGCAAAAGCAGACGCACGAAGATGACGGGCAGGGTGGCGTGATCGAAACATGGACTACGCAAGTCACGGTATGGGCCGCAGTACGCGCACGAACTGGCCGGGAGCGGATGCATAGCGATATGCTGGCCGCCGAGCGAGGTTATCAGGTTGTGATCCGAAACCGGGCAGACCTGGACATCCGGGAGAATTGGCGCGTGCTATGGCGCGGGCTTGCGATGAATATCAGATTTATCGAATACGGCGGGCCGCGTGATATATACTTGGTCATGGATGTTGAAAAAGGGGTGGTGACGTAATGGCAGTGCAACGCATGGGTACAGGTCAGGGTGGTGGTTTTTCGGCGCTGGGCAAAATCAGGACGCGAGAGGTGTCGCTTGACGGCCTGGAAGAGCTAAACCATATCGCCTCTAAAGTTTCGCCCAAAGTTGCCAACAGGTTATCCCGGAACACGGTAAACTACCTTGCCGGTCAACTTCGGAATGCCATGCGTAAAAGAGCGCCTAAAGATAAGGGTACGCTGAGAAAGGCAATCCATGTCGTGAGGCGCAGGGGAACACCTGTAAGCGCCGTATCTGATGTCCGCGTAGGCCATGGCCGGGGGGCCAGGTGGGATGCATGGCACTGGCACTTCATCGAATTTGGCACCATTAGGCATGGTGCACAACCTTTTATTCAGCCCACTATTGACGAGTTTACGCCCCAAATGCCCGCTATTTATCGTAAAGAGTTTGGCAGGCGACTTGAGAAGCAACTCGAAAAAGAAGCCCTTAAACTTGGGGTAAATAAACGATGAAGTTTGCCAATCCCATACAGCAAGGTATATATACCGCGCTTATCAATAGTGCGCCGCTTGATGCTTTGCTGGCCCGGCACCATGCAATAGACCGGGCTGCGATATACGACTATGTTCCGCAACCGGGAACGTCAGGCGATGACGACCTTTATCCGATGGTGACTATTGGCGAAGACAACCTCAACGATTGGTCAACCGACACTGAATCAGGCGCGGATGCATCTGCAATGGTGCATGTATGGAGCCGCTCAGGTGGATGGAGTCAGCCCAAGCAGGTATCGGCGGCGGTGTACGATGCATTGCACAGGCAAGAGTTAACGATACCGGATGCCCACCTTGTGACTTGTGAATTTGAGATGGCCGAAAACATGCGCGACCCGGACGGCTTGACGCTCCATGTTGCGATGCGTTTTAGGCTACTAGTAGATGAGGCTGCGTAGATGGTTGAATGGATTGACAATATAAACAAATCCCCCGGCAAGAGGTACATTGCTGTTGACGCTGCCGGTGAAACCATAGACGGCGTTGTGAGGGCGAGGGAGACACAAAACGGTATTGAGGTAGTGAGGGTGCAAACCGCCGAGCATGGCGGGCAACTTGTATACAGCGAAAACGATGGCGTTGATTACGAACCGGTGGTCGCTACTTGTGAGATCCCCGGCGGTATGCTCATAGATATAACAAACGATGATGAGGTGTAATAATGTCGAAGCATGCAGGTAGGAAAGTAATACTCGAAGATGAAGACGGCCAGCCGATTGCAAACTTGCGGACAAAGGAGCTGTCGGTGGACCGTGAGCCGATTGATGTAACGGATGATGATTCCAGCGGCTGGCGCGAAATCCTGCCAGAGCCGGGACAGGTCAACATCAACATCTCAATATCCGGTGTGCTGGCAAACGATACAATTCGACAGGATGCGATCAGCACAAACGGATTGTCTGCCCGAACGCTGGTTTATCCCGATGGCGGCGAGATAACGGCAGACTTCTTCCTGGCATCTTATTCAGAGACGCACGAATACAACGATGCATCCACGTTTGAAGGTGAGTTGCAATCATCCGGCACCGCAACCTATACACCGCCAACACAGTAAGAGGTTTTGAATGGCGATATTTGACGACATCGAGTTGGAATGGGAAGGCGTTAACTATAAGCTGTCCGGTGATGGCAATGTTATGAAAGCGCTGGCGGCTGTTGAGGACCATCTCACCTTGTCCGAGTTATACGATGCGCAGCAATCAGGCAAGATGCCGCTTGCGAAGTTATCTAATGCATACGCTGTCTTACTTCGTCATGCCGGGGCTGTCCGCATAACCGAGGCCGATGTATATGCTGGCATGTGGAAAGACGGCGAAACGGTGGCGAAAATCACTGAAGCCGTTACCGCACTTATGCAATTGATGATGCCGCCAAAATGGTTCAAGGATCAGGAGGCGCCGCAAGACAAGGATGCAAAGCCGACCGTAAAAAAAAAGAAAAGTGGCAGCGGCAAAGCCAAGTCAAAATGATGTACCAGACCGCTGTTGTCGGGTGGGGGATGCCCCGGTCTGAATTTTGGGCCATGCATCCAAGTGAGTTTTGGTGGCTTGCAGAGGCGCACAAAGAAAGAGTGGACGCGCAAAAAGGTAGGGCCGGGAAGCTGACTGAAGATGAGGCCGTAGAGATGGCAGACGAGTTACGGCACTACCGAGTAAAAAAGGGCTACCCGCCCGAATAGGAGGTTATCTAAATGGCAATCGGTAGCCTGGCAGTAAGGGTCAGCGCAAACACCCGGCCATACAATCAGGGCATGCGGCGCACAAGAGGTCCGGCGAACGATCTAAGAGCGCAGATGGGTCAAGTTGCCAAGCGTGCTGGCATGATGACAGCGGCTATGGCTGCGGCTGGTGCTGCCATTACAACGGCACTTGTACGCAAGGGGCTTGATGCTATAGACACACAGGCTAAACTTGCCCGACAAATCGGCGGCACGATGGACGGCCTCCGTGGATTGCAGATTGCGGCAGATGATGCCGGTGTGAGCCAATCTGTACTTGAGCGTGCGGTGGAGAACCTTAACTCGCGCCTTGGTGAGGCACAGCGCGGGTCAGGCGCGGCGGCTGAAGCCCTTGAGCGGCTTGGCCTTGACGCTGAAAAGCTATCCAGGATGGACATCGACGAGCGCATGGCCGCCATTGCAGATCGCATGGACGACATGGGTTTATCGAGCCAGCAGGCGGCAGACGAATTGCGGCAGTTGGGCATCCGGCAAGGCGAAGTAGTCCGGTTGATGCAGCAGGGCGGCGATGCAATCCGAGATGCCAGGCAGGAGGTGGACGACTTCGGTTTGTCGGTATCAGCGGTTGATGCAGCACAGATAGAAGCGGCGAACGATGCCATGAGCCGGATCGGTCGTATTGTTGAGCATGTACGAAACGAACTTGCTATTAATTTTGCGCCTATATTGCAGGGCGTAGCGAACCTGCTGTCTGATACCGCTAAAGAGTCCGGTGGCTTCGGTGACGCGATATCTGATGCCGTTGATTTCGGGGTTGATGCTTTTGCATTTTTAGCCGATGCTGTAGAGGGAGTCAGGCGCACGTTTAAGCTCGCAGGGCAAGCCATAGCCACGTTTACGCACATGGCGATCCAGGGTACAATGCAGCTAACAAAAGCCATCCTGGAGGGTCCAACAGAGGCCATAAACGCACTTATACGCCAAGCAAACAGAATCCCCAAAATAGACATACCAGAGCTTGAGCCTCCCCGAATTGTTGAATCTATAGAAAGCGAAATGCGATTATCTGCCGCCGCTGTTGAACTGGGCAAGCAAGACATGCAGCGGACACTGAATGAGCCGATGCCGTCAGAGGGCATCAAGGCGTTCGTTGCAGATTCGCGCCATGCCGCAAAGGAAGCCGCAGAAGCCACCGTAGAGGCAGAGCGCGGTAAAAAGCTTGATATCTTAAAAGTACAAGAAGAAACGAATGACGAGCTTAACGAACTGCGCGAAGAAGAAGCCGCGAAAGAGCGTGAGCGCATTGCCAAAAATCTTGCACGGGTGCGTCAATCGTTGATGTCGGAGCGGGAAGCGGAGGTAGAGGCGCACGAAGAAAAGATGGAGTGGCTACGCGATGCGCTGGAGGAAGAATTACTGACCGAGGCAGAGTTTAAGGAGAAGAAGGAAGCCCTGGAAGAGGGCCACATGGACCGCCTTGGCGAGATCCGCAAACGTGGGCTGTCTGATATCGAGCGGTTTACAGCAATGAGTTACAAAAGTCAAGCGGCGACAGTGGCGAATCAGCTTGAGAATATGACCGCAAACGTAGCGAATCAGAACAAGGCCATGTTTAATCTGAATAAGGTGGCGGGTATAGCCAACGCTATTATTAATACGCATCAAGGCATAAGCAAGTCACTTTCTGCATATCCCATGCCACTTGCGGCGGCTATGGCGGCAAGCCATGCGGCGGCGGGCTTTGCACAGGTTAACGCCATCAAATCGCAATCGTTTTCGAGGTCCGGCGGCGGGTCAGCCCCGTCGCAGACAGGCACTACGCCTACCA